TGTAAATAAATATAATAATGTTCCAGCACCATTTGGATTCTCAGATGCTGGATCAAACTCTTTAGGAGAGGTTACATTTATTCGTACATATTCTCGTGTTAAGGAAGACGGTACAAAAGAACGCTGGCATGAGGTTTGCCGTCGTGTAATTGAGGGTATGTATTCAGTACAGAAAAACCATGCCAAAGACAATCGCCTGCCATGGAATGATAATAAAGCCCAGAAGTCTGCACAAGAAGCCTTTCAAAGAATGTTTGAATTAAAGTGGACACCACCAGGTCGTGGTCTTTGGGCATTTGGTACTCCTATGACTATGGAGAAGCGTAACTCTGCATCCCTCCAGAATTGTGCAATGGTTTCAACAAGAGACCTTGATCGTAATGATCCAGGAGCCCTTTTTGCCTGGGTAATGGATGCATTAATGTTAGGTATTGGTGTAGGGTTTGACACTCTTGGACAAGATAAGCAGATGTTTATTTATGCACCTACAGAGCCTGCATCTGTTTATGAAATTCCTGATACCCGTGAAGGATGGGTAGAGTCTGTTAGATTATTGATTAATTCATTTCTTCGTCAAAACCAGCCTATTCAAGAATTTACCTATGACCTTATCCGTCCGCTAGGAGCACCAATTAAGGGCTTTGGAGGGGTCGCTAGTGGCCCAGCACCATTAATTGATCTACATACCCGCATTAGAAATGTAATCGGCTCTAGAGCAGGAGAAGCCTTAGATAGCCGTGCAATTGTAGACATGGTAAATCTTATTGGAACATGTGTTGTTTCTGGAAATGTTCGTCGTTCTGCAACCCTTGCTCTTGGAACACCAGAGGATAAAGGTTTTATTAATCTTAAGAATCCAGAAGTATTTCCAGAGCGAAACTCTTATGATCCAGAAAAACCAGGTTGGGCATGGATGTCTAATAATTCTATTGCAGCAACAGTTGGAACAAAATACGAAGATTATGTAGATTTAATTGCAGACAATGGAGAACCAGGTTTTATTTGGTTAGATGTTGCACGTAATTATGGCCGTCTTGCAGATGCTCCTGATTATAAGGATGCTCGTATTATGGGCTTTAATCCTTGTGCTGAGCAGCCATTGGAATCATACGAATTATGTACTCTTGTAGAGGTACATTTAAACCGTCATGAATCTAAAGAAGATTTTCTTAAAACATTAAAGTTTGCATATCTTTATGGAAAGACTGTAACTCTTATGCCTACACATTGGCAGCAGACAAATGGTATTATGCAAAGAAATCGTCGTATTGGAACATCTTTAACTGGTATTGCTGCTTTTGCTGATGAGCATGGACTTCCAACAACCCGTGAGTGGATGGATGAAGGATATAATACAATTCGTAAATATGATCATTCATATTCTGAATGGCTTTGTGTTCGTGAATCAGTTCGTGTAACAACTGTTAAGCCTTCAGGGTCTGTATCACTACTTTCTGGTGCCACACCTGGAGTTCATTGGGGTCCTGGAGGAGAGTTCTATCTTCGTGCTATTCGTTTTGCAAACACAGATCCAATGATGTATTTATTTAAAGCAGCGGGGTATAAAATTGAAGATGACCTAGTGTCAGCAAATACCTCAGTAGTTTACTTCCCAGTTGCATCAGGACATAAGCGTTCTGAAAAACAGGTAAGTCTATTTGAAAAGATTGGTTTGGCAGCAACTGCTCAAAAGTACTGGTCTGATAATGGTGTTTCTGTAACACTTTCATTTGACAAAGAGGAAGAAAAGAAGTTTGTTGCTCCAGCACTAAACATGTATGAGGGACAGTTAAAAGCAGTGTCTTTCCTTCCAATGGGAAATAAGACATATCCTCAACAGCCATATACTGAAATTACAAGAGAAGAATATAACTCTTATGTTGGAACTATTGGCAAGATTGATTGGTCTGCAATTTATGACGGTAAAGATAATTTAGACGCTGAGTCTGAGAAATATTGCTCAACTGACGCATGCGAGATTAAATTATATTAAGCCCCATCCTGCTATAATAAGGGTATAGGAGAACAATGTCTAACCCATCTAATTTATATGCAGAAAAGATCTTCAGTGAGCACCCACTGGCTCTTTGGGCACTAGACGATAAACTTGACTATATCAGCCTAATATCTGAGGCCCAAAGAAATATCTTGGGTTCTTGGGAGGAAACTGGATGTACGCTTTCTTCAGGTGCAGGGTTTATAGGTGAGCCATTCCCAGACAGTTATAATACAAAGGTTAGTTGTGATATACCTGTTGGACTAACTAATGAGGCAATACTAAAAAGTCCAGAGATTGTAAATTTTCAAGATTTAGATTTATCTCTTGGAACATTTTGTATAGGAACACATTTTTATTCGGGTAGCGTATACCTTGAGTCAATCTCTATTGGGTATGAATATACAGATACTACAACCTCATTGGTAGTTCAAAAGTTAAAAACATTTAATACCTCTATATCTAACCAATGGGGTTTTGTTTCAGAAACATTTGAAATACCAAACGAAAATACTAATATAAGGCTAGTCATAAAAATAGTAACAAATACTGGTGGAGATAACATTGATGACTATGAGTTTTACTTTAATGGAATCTCATTTGGTCAGTGGTCGGAAGACTTTAATGTTGTATCTTTAGGAATTACAACAGAGGCTTTTCCAGCAGGGATTGAACTTACAACAACAAACACAGTGGTAGAAGCACCAGCATACGGAATATCTTCAGACACTGCATACTATCTCGTTAATGGAAACTCCTTAGTAGCAAGAAATACTGGAGTGCCATTAGTGTTTGGTGCATCCAGCGTTACTAAAATTTTACCTAATGATGGAGATCCGTCTTTAATTATTCCTGGAAAAGGATTTCTTCACGAATCTGGAAGATACAACGATTATACTGTTGAGTTTTGGGCAAGAATAAATTCAGATACCTATACTCCTAAAAGAATTTTTGGACCAATAGGAAGTGAAGACGGTCTTTATGTTGAGGGTGGGTTTTTAACTTTATTTATTGCTGGTAATTTTAGTTCTTATTTTGTTGGTGAGTGGTTTAGACCAATGCTAATACATGTAAGATTAGTAAATGACAATGCAACTGTTTTGGTAAATGGAGAGCAAGTTATTTCTTTAGATTTTGTTACTAGGGATATGTCTTTACCAATTCTGGATGGAGAAAATTGGATTGGATTTTATGCATACGAAGACGTTACTCCAATTGAAATTGACTGTGTAGCCATATATTCTTATCAAGTTCCTAATATAGTTGCCAAGCGTAGATACGTTTATGGACAAGGCGTTGGATCTTCAGAAAGTATTGATTCGGCATATAGTGGAACTTCAGCATTTATAGATTATTCATTTGCAGATTATACTTCAAATTATACTTACCCAGATTTTGCACAATGGCAGCAGGGAACCTTTGATAATCTAGCAACAACAGCAACAGCATTAACAACACCTCAGTATTCTTTACCAACCATATACACTGGAACAAAAACCTTACAAGATCTATATGATGACTCTGACGCACTATATCAAAACCTTGCCAGTGGAGACCTAGGAACAGACAGCCACTTTATATCTTTAAATCCAGATTCTTCTTGGGACAATGATGGAGCGTATATTAATTTTGGAAACTTTAATGTTTTAAGTTCACAAGTTGCTTCTTTATATGGTGTATTTCAGGTAAATAATCAGGGAAGCGGGACAGACGAAGAAGAGCAGATACTCTTTAAAATTTACAATCAAAGCACTGGTAATTATTTCTTAGTAACAGTTGATGGTCTTGAGTTAGTTTATTCCCTTGTTTATAGTGGAATATCTCAAGAACTATACAGAACAGATGAATTTGCACTTGAAGAGTTGTTTGCTGCTGGACTTAACATTCAGTCTCTTGTCAATACTTTTGGTGGCAATGTTGCAACATTTTTTGGTAATCAAAACTCTCTAAGTCTTTATGTTGGAGGAGATGCAACTGGAAATAAAACATTTAAAGGCTATATTTTTTCTATTGGATTTTCTACGGCATTAAACGCTAATTACATATTAGATTATTTTGATGACTCTGGAATAGCAATAGTTGACTCATATACTGGTAGTGGTGTTGAGACATCAGAAAATGCTTTGGCACTTCTTTCACACACAGCGAGTTATACCCTTTTGCCAACATACGCATATGGAAGTTTATTCTTTGACATAGGAGTTTCTGGATATTGGGAAGACTATATGCCGTTGTCATATTTTGCACAGTATGTACAAAATGATGTTGGAAACTCTTTTTATGATTTAGATTTTCTACAGTTTAACCTTGGATATCCATCTCCGTCAAGTCTTTTAGAGTCAGAAACAACTGGGTCCTGGACTTATGAGGATTTATTAACAGAGTATTCTCTTCCAGCACAAAGAACATATCAGCAACTAGATAATTCACTACTTACTGGCTGGAATAACTATCAAGATCTCAAAGAACGTGCTTTAAAATATTATGAATATAATACATCAAATGCAGCAATTAGAAGTTATGTAACGTTCCAGTATATTCAGGACGGTGCTAATTCTCCACAAGATAATTTTACAACAACCGTTTCTGCAAAAGAAAATGCAATAGTTGATGTATCAGAATATTCTTCTTGGGCAACTACAAAGTTTGAGGTAGTTGACAATACAATAATCTATCCTAGAAAAGATGTTGATTTTAATGATTTAGCCATTGTTTATCATCTTGATTTTAATGTTCGTGGAATATTAACAAAGCCAATCCTTTTAAGAAAACTAGAAATAGCATCTCAAGCCCTTAATGATAATTCATTTAATGCAGTTGGTACAAGATTTGGAACTGATCTATTTCCTTATAAGCGCTCTGGAATATACTTTGACTATAAATCAAAAAATCCGTTTAGCATCTATAAAGGAAGCACCCCTTACCTATATATGACCAGAACTTCTGGAATTCAGGTTCGTGGTAATTTTGATTCTAATTTTGATCGTGGTATCTCTATGCCAATAAATCAATCCTTGTCAGAAAACTATAGAGTTAGCGCTATGCAATCTTGGATAAGATATGATCAAGAGTCTTTTACAGGAACCCCAATAAGTTTATTTGAATTAAGATATAAGGGTGACACAATTGTTTTTTACGTTGTATCAAATGACGAGTTTGGTCAAAGAGGCAGGGTATATGCTAAAAATAAATCAGACAACTCAGATTTTCAAGGAATATCTTATTTCCTAAATGGAACACTTGTAAGAGAGCCAGTATTAACAATTAAAGAGTGGGCAGTCTTAGGTATCAACTTTGGAGAAGCATTAAGTTTTGACCTATTCAGAGGTGCCATTAATCTAAACAGTCCAGCAATATTTAATAACATTTCTTACTATCAGGCAAATAATCTTCAGCAGTTACAGTCAAAGATCAACAGACCATGGCTTAAGGTAAAGCAGGATGGTTTGACTGAGCGTGAATGGTCGTATTGGCTAAACAACTTTACATGGGAAGGCGTTCTTGTTATTTCAGCCTCAGCCTTGTACGGAGTTAACGCACAGGATGTTTATAAGAACTATTTAGGAACTAATAAGATTATTATTGATGATGAATCAGGTATGATTTTTGATGCAGATAAGATGAAAATCTATAATGACACCACATGGTCAATATCTGTAGGCACACCAGTGTAATCTGGTATACTTATGGCTATGGATTCTTTAATTAACCCAAAAACTGGTAAACCAATTGTAAATAATGTGCGTCGTAAGGTCATAGATAAGCATTATGACTGGGGACTATACGTTTATAAGAAGTCAAACGGAAAGTGGTTTACAGATGGTAATGGATCTGTTTTAAATATACCTTCTCAGAAGGGTGACATCTCAAAGATTGCTGAACTAAAGAGGGCAGCAATATTTAATGGTGACGATGGAGAAGGAACCGCACATTTTGTTCCTGGACTTACACGGGTATCAGAAGAAGAATATTCAGAACAAAAAGATAGAATGAAGCAGGGGTTAATACCAAACCTTAATGATTTAGGTGCTATTTCAGACGCACAGAATACATTAAGAACTCATGGAAGGGATGCTTACGAAAGTGAGTGATGACGATAACTTTGAGTACATTAGAGCAAGCCTAAATACTCAAGAACAGCAAGAAAATGAATTTAAAGCAAACGACCCATTTAATAAAAATTGGGAAGAACTTAAAGAATACACTGGCCTAGACCAAAACTTTCGTCGCCGTGTAGCAAGACAAGTAAGCAAGGCTGTTACTCCAACTGCAGCGTATCTAGATTCTGCAAATGCAACTCCATCTGGAGTAGATGCTGGATCAAAGGCTCTTAATCCTGGAACGGTATACAGAAATGGATACGGTCTGTTTGATGTAATCACACCACCATATAATATGTATGAACTTGCAAACTTTTATGATACTTCTTTTGCTAACCATGCTGCAATTGATGCTAAGGTAGAAAATATTGTAGGTCTTGGATATAGGTTTGATATTGCAGATAGAACT